TCTATGACCAGCAGCAGGGCTGGCCGCTGTGCCCCCGCTGCGGCGAGAGGATGCCGGACAAACTGACCCACGGAGCACTGAGCCGCCACGCCAAGGGCGTGTACATCTGTGAGGCTTGCGGCACCGATGAAGCCCTCCGGGACTGGACCGGGAACGTCAAACCGCTGTCCGACTGGGTGCTGGTTCGCGTATACAATGGAGATCTTCGGAGGTAATCGATATGGAAGAAATGCTCCTGTCACTGAATGGGCCGTGGTCAAACACAGCCTGCATCGGCTACTGTGTCATGGCGATGCGCAACGCCGGTTTGAGTGAGAAGACGCAGCGCAAAGTTCTCGATGAACTGACCCGGTGCTTCGACGATGTGAGTGTTGAAGATGCTGCACAGATGAAGTTCTAAACAAACAAAAAATCCCCCTACACTGGCCCGAAGGTCAATGCAGAGGGATTTTTGCGCGCTACCGAGGTAGCCAAATATAAAATCAAGAGTGGACCATGCCGGGCCGCTCTCTACAAAAGCCGAAGCTTTTCAAGTGCCTCTATTTTACACGGCACTCATGCAGCAGTCAAGACTTTTTGCCCAGTGCTGCGGTCATAACATCAAAGGCGTGTTCGATGACAGCATCCAGCACCTCGTCGGTGATGGCCCAGCGGATAGCCGCCGGGCACTTGGCGCGGAGAGCGGCGAACACCTGCTTCTTCTTTTTGGCACCCTGCCCGCTGCCCATGATGGACAGCTCGGCCTTTTCGACCAGCTCCAGAGCCAGATCCTTGACGGTGGCCTTGTAGCCCAACCGGATGCCACCGACCGCCAGCGAAACAAAGCCCACCAGCATCAGGGCAAAAGCGATGGGCGCGGGAATAAAACTAAGCATAGCTTCCATGATATTTCTCCTTTATGTTCATCAGCGCCCCGGAGATGCCCCTCTGGGGCGCTTTGTGTCGTTTATGATAGTGGGATAGGTCAGATGTACTTATCGGCCATGGAAATAGCTTTCCAGCTCGCTGGGCCGCAGATGCCGTCCGGGGTCAGCTTGTGTGCTGCCTGCGCCTTGAGCAGCGCGTTTTCCGTGGCCTTGCCAAACAGGCCGTCCGGGGTCAGGCCGAGCAGCCGCTGAAGGAACTTCGTTGCGACACGGTTCGCATCGCCGGTACAGCCGCGCCTAATGGTCGGCAGGATGAATTTCAGGTATGTGGTGGACGGATAGTGCTTCGCAGCATCGCAGAGCCACGTTGCCTTGCTGCTCCGCGTGTCTGCGTGACAGAACGCATTGCCCGCGTACCAGTAGATACCGATACCGCCAAACCCTGCGGCCTGCGCAAGGATTCCCAATGCCACCGGGTTCAGGCTCCGATCATCAAGCCGCCAATCGGCAGCCATGCCGTAGCGGTGGCGGCTGTTCGTGCCGCCGCCCGCTTCCTGATTATGCTTCAGACAGCGGTAGCCGGAAGTGATTTTGATTTTCTTCCCGGTCACCTCCCGGATACGCTGGAGCTTTTCGGCCAGCTCCGGATCTACCATCTGAGTTCCGCAGCCGCACGGGCAGTCGAACTCGTTCCGGCTGAAATTCTTCGTCAGCGCGGTTCTGTCGCCGCGCTGGTAGATAATAACGCTCACGCCTCATGCCTCCTTATAAAAAGTCGTGCTTCTGGAGCCGCTCATTGTACACACGTTTAATGTTCGCCACTGCACAGATGCAGCGGTTGTTCTTATAGTTCGGGTGGCTACGGCAGTAGTCCTCATAGGCGTCAATGACGGCCAATGTCTCGATGAAATGCTCCCTCGTGTGATGCCTGTCGTCAATCAGCTCGTCATTGAACCTTAAAATCTGGGTGCGGAGCAGGTTTGCGTTTCGCTCGTCGTCAACTTTGATGTGTTCGTCGAGCTTCTGCTGTGTCTGCTTCTGTTGTTCCAGCACCTCGGCGTTCAGAGCGTGGCCAATGAGCTGGGCCAACTTGCTCCACGGATTCAGCTTGATGGGCGAAATCTGCACGAGGGTCAGGAGGACTACGAGCGCCCCGCCCCCCGCTGTAAAAAGTTCCTTGATGTCGTCGATGTTCAATGGTCAGTCCTCCATAATAAAAAGGCGGCCGCGTATCTTCACGCAGTCGCCTTTCCTGTTTTGCCCGCTTAGTCCTCGGTGACGAGGTCTTCGCAGCCGGAATCAATCAGCAGCTCCCGAACCTTGTTCTTCAGCTTGACAGGAACCTCAGCAAAAGTCTTTTTGCCGAACATGATCTGCTGCGCCCACAGCATTGCCATCATAAGCACACCCTCCTTTCCTAAAATTTTGCAAAGAAAATGAGCAAGGACGTCGGCGGCCAACTTAGCCATAGACTTCCTCGCTCATCTCTAATACACAGTCGGTCAACATCTGAACCTGCTTCCGCAAGTCTGCGCAGGTATCGACCAGCTGCTTCATATCTGCAACGGTGGGTTTCTGCTGCCCGCCGCTGTCGCTTGTTTCATTGTCACCGGTGCCGGTATCCTCGCCGCCAGTGCCGCCGGGGTCAGGCTCCGGGTTGACCACCGTTCCGCCCGCCTCCAGCTGCTCCAGCAGCGCTCTATATTCAGCCTCGGTGATTTCTTCGGCGTCAATCTCGCCGTCGTACACAGCGCCCTCCGGCGGCTTATTGAGCCACGACGGATGATAGTACCCGCTGCAATCCCGCGGACAGATGAACTCTGCCTTTGCAGGGTCGCAGACGAGCATCACGCCATGTTTGGACTGCCAGCGCAGAAACACATCGTTGACATCCAATACCTTACCGTCTGCAAGGATTTTGTAAAAAATCATGCGTACACTCCTTTCATTCGATATCCATGGAACAGACGCCAGTACAGCGACAGCATCCGCTTTCTGGTGTGGTATGCGTCTGCGTGGAAGGAATTGCCAAACCACGCAGAAAAAGACGCGAAAGCATCGTCCAGCCGCATGACGCCGCGCTGAACCATCCTTGCGAACGCCTTCAGTTTGCGCCGCATTCGAACGATTCCGGCTCTCGCGAGACTTTTCACCAGATGTCCAGTGTCCGTCACCTTATAATAGATTTGCAGGAACTTCATACCCTTGGAGGCTTTTGTGATTGCCGTTTTCTTGGCGTTCATCGAAAGCCCGACCTCGGCCGCCTCACTCTGGATAGTCTGGCCAACGTGCTTCAGCCCCTCTTTCGAGGGTCCAGCAGCCATGGTGTCGTCCATGTACCGCTCGTAGGCCCGGACGCCCAGATTATCCTTGACGGCATGGTCAATCCCATTCGGGATAACCAGCGCCATGGTCTGCGATTCTTGGCTGCCCAGCGTCAGACCAATGCCTTTATGCTGGCGCAGCTGCTCCGCTTTTGCCGCCCGTTCCGCTTCATCGGCAATTTCATGCAGCTCGTTCTCCTGATACATCCGGGCAATCTTCATGCCAAGGCCCTGAAGCATCCGGTCAAGCCGGATTTCTCGGAATCTTTTCAGGCAATCGCTGTGCCGGAGGTGGTCAAAGAACTTTGTGAAGTCGCCGGTCATGATAAAAAAGCCGTTGCCGTATTTCGCGGCCAGCTCTTTCAGGAACATTGCCAGCCGGTTCCGGGCATCTGTGACGCCCTTTCCCTTAACGCTGGCCGGGTTATCTCGAATCAGGGTGCGCTCTGTCAGCGGCACAAGACAGCTGTCACAATAGCAGCCCTGCACAACGCGGCAGTCAATCATGACCGCATGGATCTCGCGCAGCTTGCCGCGCTCATGTAGCATGATTCGGCGGATGGTTGCATCCACATTCAGCTTTCCTTCCAGCAGCGAATCCTTCAGCCGTTTCAACTTCAAGACTGCGTGGAAGATGAAGCGCTGCACGTTGCCTTTCCACTCGACACCTTTCCGGCGCTTCTGCAAAGACTTCATGAGGTTTTGAATCGTGAACACGCTGCGGAAGTCTCCGAGCGGTGTCACGTCCTGCAACCGCTGTTCCCGGCTCTTTACCCGGTCCAGAGCTTTGATACGCAGCTCCGCATAGGGAGTGCGCGGTTCCAGCGCTGTTTCTATCTGCTCCCGGATGGGCTTTCCATGCCAGAAGCAGCGGCGAGCGGCATCATTCGCGGCCACGGTCAGCAGCTCCAGATCAATACTGCCGTTCTCGCGCCACGACCCACGCGCCCGCGCTTCTCGTTTTGCGGCTTTCCGAGCTTTACTCCGCTCTATCCTAGCCTTTATCTGTTCCCGATTAGTCAAAGAATCTACGCCCTTCCTGCTACTTATAGTGTGCATTCTAAACAGGTTTGCGAAGCGGTGATGAAACAGGCCCAGCACATGACCTGCCATGAAAGAATCGTCCCGCCGCCCCGCTCAGGGACACCGATACGGTGCGCCAGCCTTAAATCAGGCCAGCCATCAATTTACCGCCGTTGCAGACGGATGGTTGCACGTTCCTTCAATATTCTCTGGATATTTTCACCCTTATACATGGTTACTTTCAAACATTGAATCCGGGGCAGAACGCCGTTGTTGTTACTTGCATTGTTGTTGTTGCCCGCCCAGCCGGTGTTGTTCACATTGTTGAAGTTGGTAGAGTTGGACACCGAAGCATCGCGAAGCCAATACCACCGGCAAAGCCTAAAACAACGTGCCACCATTGAATCATCATTTCAGCTTCCCGAAGCGCTTCTTATCAGAGTTGCGCAGACCGGAAAGCAGCTTGATGCACTCGTTGATTTGTCCCGCCCACTCGTCCATGACGTTCTCGCTGTAAAGCATGACGTTCCACAGCGCGTACAATGGCCGTTGCAGTCCGTTCAGATTGTCGATTGCCCGCTTGATGTACTTATCTCGTGCATCATACTGCTTTTTCGTAGTAGGGAAGATATCGTTGCCCTGCAAGGTGCAGTACAGCGCATCATCCACAAACTGCAATATCTGGTCGGACAGGTGATCTTTATATTCCAAAGGCACGGAACAAATTTTGGAGTAGGTGTATTTGTGCAGCTCTCGCATTTTGTTCAGAAATATCCGGTCTTCCGAATATTTCAGGTCAAACGTTTTTATCATGGGAACCTCTCTGTCATCCTCAAAGTGTGCAGCGCCGTGGAGAAGGGCAAGTTCCTTGTTTACAAGGTCTGCCCACTCCCGGATGCCGCCCTCTTTGGAATCGAACAGGCTCCAGTACACGACCAGCGGCTTTTGCAGCGCAGCCAGACACCGGATGGAACGCTCAAACAGCTTTCGCCGCTCAGCGCGGCCCGCATCTGTTCTCCCATCGGCCTCATTTGCCATGATGGCCGCGTGGTATGCGCTTGTGGTCAGCTCCATCAGCCGGGGCCGGATAAATTTCTTGTACCGGGCCGGGATGTGGTCTGCCCGCTGCGTGGTCAGTACGACCAGCCGTGCGCAGTTCATTTCAAACTCCGTTGCGGCCTGTCTGCGGTTTCGTGCGAGAACCGACACATTATCACCTCCTCTGCAATAAAATATCACAAAATCTGGTAAATTGGAACTAATTTCGGAAAATTTGCCGCGGGGCGGCTTCGCCGCCATCGGTTTTTTAGGGAAACGTTTCTCGTCTGGTCGGACTTACGCCGACCAGATTTTACCAGACTTTACAGATGAAGCCGGGGCAGAACGCCGT